TCTTTGGCGTATACGGGCACACCTGGAGCTTTTGACGGCAGGACGCAGGCTCAACAGGACTTGGATGCAGTAAAAGCAGCCATCAGGTCCATCGTTTCTGGCGGCGCTGTTTCTGAGTACAAAATCGGAAGTCGTAATTTAAAGCGATACGATCTTTCGGAATTAATTGAACTTGAGTCAAGATTGAAGTCTATTGTGGCAAAGGAGAATAAAGCCAAGTTAATCGCCTCTGGCCTCGGCGATCCGCATAATCTCTATGTCCGGTTTAATAGAAGCTGATGGGACTCCGTACACGATTTCTAAGAACGCTGGGGCTCCAGCGAGTGCCACGGGATCAGCCTCGTCGCCGTCGCCGTAGCTATGCGGGTGCGATTGTTTCGCGTCTTACTAGCGACTGGATGAGCACTAGGGCTAGTGCTGACGCGGAGATTCGCAACAGCTTGAGCAAATTGCGCGACCGTTCGCGTGAGATGGTACGGAATAATCCGTATGCAAAGCAGGCCAAGCGCACCACTCAGGTCAATGTCGTTGGCAGTGGCATCAAGCTTCAGTCCCAGGTTCAGCAGGTTCGAGGCCGGAAGCCTAGTGAAGCGATTAATCGCCTCATTGAAGAGAAGTGGCATTTATGGACCCGTGCGCAGTATTGCGATGTTGCGGGGCGACATAGCTTCCACATGATGGAATGGCTGGCGACTGGTGCTTTACCTGAATCAGGCGAAGCGTTGTTTCGCATCATCCGGCGTCCGTTTGGGGGCAGCAGGGTGCCATTAGCACTTGAGATGATCGAGTCTGATGTGCTTGATGAGGAGTATCAGGGACCAACGCTTGCGAAGCTCAATGAGTGGAGGATGGGCGTTGAGATCAACGAATGGGGCCGCCCTGTTCGCTATGCGTTCTTGACTCGCCATCCTGGTGACTATTGGTTTCAAAATGCACCGCAAAAAGGTGACAAGCATGTTTTTCTGCCTGCGGCAGACGTAATTCACCTGTTCATTCCAGAGCGTCCGCAACAGCATCGCGGAGTGCCCTGGTTCCATTCAGTGATGGCTGATGCTCATCAGTTGCAGGGTTACGAAGAAGCCGCTGTGATTCGCGCTCGCGCTGGCGCTTCTGTGATGGGATTTGTCACAAGCCCAGAGGGTGAGCTTGAGGGCGATGATGTCGAAGCTGATCGCAGAATTAGCGAGTTTGAGCCTGGTATGTGGAAATATTTAGAGCCTGGTCAGAATGTTGAGGTTCCAAACATCAGTTCACCTGATCAGCAGTACGAGATGTTCGTGAAGAATAAGGTTCGGCGTTTTGCATCAGGTTTTGGCTGCAGCTATGAGACTTTATCGCGTGATTTCAGCGAGACGAATTACAGCAGCAGCCGGTTGAGTTTGCTTGAAGATCGTGAGCACTGGAAGGTCATTCAGTCTTATTTGATCGAAAACTTTCATAATCGGGTATTCCGCGAGTGGCTTGACTTAGCTGTATTGGCTGGTGAGCTTCCGTTCGATGATTACGATTCACGTCCTGAGCGTTATGACACTCCGCGATGGATGGCTCGCGGATGGGATTGGGTTGATCCATTGAAAGAAGCAAAAGCTTATCGCCAGATGGAGCAGGCTGGTTACATGACCAAGGCTCAGATCGTCGCGAAGCTTGGCGGAGACTTCTTTGACAACCTCACTGAGTTCTCTCGTGAACAGCAAGCAGCCGAAGCGCTTAATGTTGAGCTTGATCGTGACATTATTGATGAACTCCCAGAGGAGGTTGAGTGATGCCTGCAATGCCAACTGAAGGTATGCGCGAAGAAGCGCAACGTTACAAGGATTGGAAATCAGAAGGAGAGAAAGGCGGCACTGAAGTCGCGGCTCGTCGTGCTACTCAGATCTTGAGTGGTAATGAGTTGAGCGACGATGTGATCGTTGCAATGAGCGCATGGTTTGCGCGGCATGAAGTAGATAAAAGAGCTGAGGGGTTTAGTCCAGGAGAAGAAGGTTATCCTTCTCCAGGCCGTGTTGCCTGGGCTGCCTGGGGTGGTGATGCTGGTAAAACATGGTCAGACCGCATTGTTGAATCTATGGATCGCTCAATGGAACAGGAAGAGCTTCGTGCCGAGCCTGATGGTCTAAAGGTTGGTGATTTTGTTCGCTGGAGTTCGTCTGGCGGCAGCGCACAAGGCAAGATCACAAGAATTGTTCGCGATGGTCAGATTGACGTTCCTGATAGCGAGGTTGTCATCAATGGCGAAGAAGATGACCCTGCAGCTTTAATTCAAATTTATAGCGAAGGCGATGATGGCTGGGAAAAAACTGATGTTTATGTAGGACATAGATTCAGTACACTGACAAAGATCGAAGCCTTACGCGCAATGGAACTTACTTCGGAGGTGCCTGATGTTGTTGCAGAAGAGAGTTCTAAAAAAGAATTGTCTCGCGATCTTGAAGGTACAAAATTCAAGCGTGTTGAAGCGACGAGTTTCAACATGGTTGACGAAAGGAGCATGGAATTTCCATTCAGCTCTGAATATCCCGTGGCTCGTTACTTTGGAAACGAGATCTTGAGCCATGGCATGGAGTCTGCGAATCTTTCGCGACTCAATGATGGCGCACCGCTTCTTTATAACCATGATCCAGATCGCATGATCGGCGTTGTCGAACGTGCTTGGGTTGATGGTGAGAAGAAACGCGGTTACGCCAAGGTGCGCTTTTCGCGCAATAAATTTGCGCAAGAAGTGCTCCAAGACGTTCGCGATGGAATCCTTCGCGGCGTTTCTTTCGGCTACTCCATTGATAAAATGGAGGAGCGTGAAGATGGCCTTGTGGCTACCAATTGGTCGCCTTACGAGGTCTCGTTAGCTGTTATCCCAGCTGACCCCACTGTCGGAGTTGGACGTTCTCTTGAGATCGACGATTCTGACGTAAATGTTGAGGTTGAGCGTTCTTTACAGGACGCCAACCCTGATACTGCGGCTTCGACCGCATCTCCCGTAAACACAGTGACTGAAGTCATGGAAAGCACCACAACTGATGTGGAGGTGATCCGGTCCGAGGCCGTAGAGGCCGAACGTAACCGGATTGCATCCATCAACAAACTCGGCGAGCGTCACAACCTCTCCGATCTTGCACGCGAATTAATCTCTGGCGGCCAGTCCGTTGATGAGGCTCGCGCTGCTGTCCTCGAAAAAATCGGAACTCAACCCGTGGAACACAGCATCACCGCCAACGACATCGGCCTCTCTGATAAGGAGACCCGTAGCTTCAGCTTCGTCAAAGCTCTGAACTATCTCTCTAACCAGGGTGATGCTCAGGCTCGTCGCGATGCAGCATTTGAAATTGAAGTTGGCGAGGCTGCTGCCAAGCAGTACGAGCGTTCTTCAAACGGCATCGTCATTCCTAACGAAGTCCTCCGTCGCGACTTGGTTGTAGGTACACCTACAGCTGGTGGCGACTTGGTTGACGACGTGCTTCTGGCTGGAAGCTTCATCGACCTGCTTCGTAACCGCTTGTCAATCGCTCAGGCTGGCGCAACGATGCTGACCGGGCTGCAGGGCAATGTATCGATCCCCCGTCAGACTTCTGCTGCTACTGCTTACTGGGTTGGCGAGAACGCTTCTCCCACCGAGTCTCAGCAGGCCATCGATCAAGTAAATCTTTCGCCAAAAACTGTAGGGGCGTTTGTTGACTACTCAAGGCGTCTTCTGCTTCAAAGCAGCATCGACGTTGAAGGCATGGTTCGTAACGACCTTGCCCGTGTGATCGCACTGGAAATCGACCGCGCTGCCATCTACGGCACCGGCTCTTCCAACCAGCCTCAAGGCTTGACCAACGTGAGCGGTATTGGCTCCGAGACCCTTACGGGCACCGGCACCTTCACTGAGTACATCGCGATGGAGACCGACGTTGCTGCAGCCAACGCTGATGCTGGCGCTCTTCGTTACATCGTCAACGCCACCACTCGTGGCGGCCTGAAAGGCACCAAGAAGGACGCTGGAAGCGGCGAGTTCGTCTTCGCTGATAACGAGATCAACGGTTATCCCGTGATCGTTTCCAACCAGCTTGCTTCTAACGACGCACTGTTCGGTGACTTCTCCATGTTCATCATGGGCATGTGGTCTGGCCTGGATCTGACTGTTGATCCTTACGCTGGCGCAACTGCTGGAACCGTTCGCGTCATCGCTCTTCAGGATATTGACTTTGCTGTCAAGCAGCCTTCTGCTTTCTGCTTCGCTAGCTGAAGCCCATGAGAGTTGAAATCACACGCAATGTGATGATCAACGGGGAGCCTGTGAAAGCAGGCTCTTTTGTTGAAGTCGAACAAGGCATTGCCACACTGCTGATTAACAGTGATAAGGCCAAAGTGGCCGCAGACCTTAAGCCGCTTGCTGAGGCCGCTCCATCGTGCCCTCCGAAGGCACCGTCCTGTCCGCCTAAGCCTCCTGCACGGCGTGCCAGTAAAAAGCAAACCCTTGGAGAAGACCAATGACCATCCTTTCTGTTGGCTTAGAAAAGCTTTCGCATTTTGCGCTAGCTCCAACCGCTTCACGAACTTCTGCTCTTGACGGAACAGCTGTTGACCTGAATGACTACGAAGGCGACATTTGCGTAATTCTCGATGTCGAGAATGGCGGAACTTCAACTTTGGATGTCAAGATTCAATCGGCTGACACGTCTGGTGGAACTTACTCTGACGTTACCGATGCTGCGTTTACTCAAGTGAGCACGAGCGCAAGTAAGCAGACGTTAGTTTTTGACAAAGGAAGCGCAAAGCGTTTCATCAAGGCTGTTTCAACAGTATCTACTTCAACCCACACCTATAGCGTCAATGCTTTTGGTGCTCTGAAGTACGCCTGATAGCTGTATGTGCCCGGTTCGTCCGGGCTTTTCTCATGGCATTTACAGAAGACTTAAGCGTTTTTTTGAGTAGTGCTGATTTTGCTGTTCCTGTTGTTGCTGGCTCCACTACTGGGCTAGGGATACTGGACATGCCAAGCGAGATCATTGCTGACGGAGTGGTGCTGACAACTGATTACAAGCTGACGTGTGAATCGTCAAAGTTTGGTGGCTTGTTGCATAGCGATGCAGTGTCAGTTGATGGAGTGAACTACACTGTCAGGAGTGCAAATCTTGTTGACGACGGCAAATTTGTTGAGTTAATGCTGATGAAGGACTGATGACTGTTGAAATTGGCTATTTCGCGGACAACTCTAAGAACATTCATTTCTGGGATCCTCTCACGGCTGATGGCTCAACGCCTGCAGTGAAGCTGGCTGGTACGAATTACACTTTTGTTGATAAAATTGTTGGCGGCAATATAACCGTTGTTCACGAGGGCTCTTTGAACGGCAGCGACTGGTTCATTCTTGAGACGCACTCTCATACAGGCAGCGGCATAGATCATCATACTTATTCAAACAAGCCTGTTTTGTATGTCAGGGCAACGGCTTCGTCCATGGGCGCTGGCGAGTCTTTCCACGGCTCTGTGATGTCTGATTAATGACTACTAGACGCGAACAAATCTTGGCGCAGATTGCCACGACACTGGCCAGTACGGCTGGCGTTAATGGGAGAGTTTATCGGTCGCGAGTGACGGCTGCTGCCAGAGCCGAGACGCCAATGATCGTGATCGAGCCCGTAAATGATGTCGCGCAGCAGCAGACCTCATTGCCAAAGCTTGACTGGACAATGCGCGTAAGAGTCGTCGTAATCACAAGGTCAACGACTCCTTACACGGATGCAGATTCAGTGATTGAATCGATGCACTCAAAAATAATGGCTGATTTGACTATTGGAGGATATGCGATTGATGTGCAGCCCGTACTAACAAGCTTTGAGTTTCTTGATGCAGACCAGCCTGCTGGAGTGTTTTCTAATGAGTACGATGTTAAGTACAGAACAGCATTAGCAGACCTTACTGTCTACTAAGGTTTAAGCAGTTGCAAGGATTACGATGAAAGACGAGTACAGCGGTCAAGGTGGGTCGTATCTTCTCGATCCAGAAACCGGAAAACGCACTCTGATTCAGCGAACACTTCCCGCCGACCCCCAACAAGAAAATGGCACCACTTCTTCTACGGAAACGACTGATTCTGATCGAAACAGAGTCGAGCTACGGAGTCGCTGCAACTCCAACAGGAACCGACGCGGTTTTGGTGAGAGATCTGAACATCACCCCACAGCAGAGTGATGTTGTTAATCGTGATCTGATTCGTCCTTACCTTGGAGCATCAGAGCAGCTTCTTGCCAACACTCGCGTTGAATGCACGTTCAGCGTTGAGCTAGCAGGATCTGGTACTGCTGGCACTGCTCCGCAGTACGGCAAGGCGCTTCAAGCTTGCGGCCTTAGTGAAACGGTGGCTGCTGGTACTAGCGTGACTTACGCCCCAGTAAGCTCAAATTTCAGCTCGGTCACCATTCACTACAACATTGATGGCGTTCGTCACAAAGTGACCGGTGCTAGAGGAACATTCACTTTGAATGGATCTGTTGGAGAAATCCCTTCGATTGATTTCACCTTCACTGGCATCTATAACGCTCCTGATGATTCAGCACTTCCTAGCGTCACTTACGCAAACCAGGCAACACCGCTGATCTTCAAGAACGGCAACACAGACACCTTCTCCTTGCTTTCTTACTCTGGCTGCTTGCAGTCAGTGAGCTTGGACATCGGTAATACGGTTGTCTATCGCGAGCTTATTGGTTGCGACAAAGAAGTGATCATTACTGATCGCAATGCAAGCGGTAGTGTGAGCATTGAGATGATCTCGATTGCCACGAAGGACTACTTCACCGCTGCCTTGACTGACGGCACGCTTGGCGACTTGACGTTCCAGCATGGCACCACTGCTGGAAATATCGTTGACTTTGCTAGCACCCAGGTAGACATCGGGGACGTGAGCTATGGCGATCAGGACGGC